CAGGCACTGACCGGGGCGGCATCGAGTGGCGCAACACGCTCTATCGCGTCATGGGCACCAAGCTGGTGAGCATTGCCAGCAATGGCGCCGTCACCGAATTGGGCGATGTGGGCGGCCCCGTGGATGAGCTGGTCGCGTTCGACTACTCGTTCGACCGCCTGGCCGTCGTGTCGGGCGGCCGGCTCTACTACTGGAACGGTGCCACGCTCACGCAGGTGACGGACCCGGACCTGGGCACGGTGCTGGTCGATGTGGTGTGGGTTGACGGCTATTTCATGGTGACGGACGGCGAGTTCCTGGTGGTCACGGAGCTGAGCGATCCGACGCAGGTCAACCCCCTGAAGTACGGCAGCAGCGAGGTGGACCCTGACCCGGTGGTGGCCCTGCTGAAGCTGCGCAACGAGGTCTACGCGCTCAACCGCCACACTATCGAGGTGTTCGACAACGTGGGCGGCGATCTGTTCCCCTTCGGGCGCATCGACGGCGCTCAGATCCAGAAGGGCGCCATCGGCACGTTTGCGTGCTGCGTCTTCAACGAGATGATCGCCTTCCTAGGCTCCGGCCGCAACGAGGCCCCCGGCATCTACATGGCCGCCAACGCCACGGCGCAGAAGATCAGCACCGACGAGATTGACCGCCTATTGCTGACCTACACCGAGTCGCAACTGTCGCGGGTGAAGCTCGAAGCCCGCAATGACAAGAACCACCAACTGCTGTACGTCCATCTGCCTGACCGCACGGTGGTGTTCGACCTCGCGGCTTCCGAGGCGCTGAAACAGCCGATCTGGACGACCCTGACCACCACGCTCACGGGCTTCGCGCAGTACCGGGCGCGCAACTTCGTCTGGGCCTATAACCAATGGTGTATCGGTGACCCGTCGTCATCGGCCATCGGGCACTTCGTGGACACGCGCAGCGACCATTGGGGCCAGACGGTGCGCTGGGAGTTCGGCACGATCATCGTCTACAACGCCGGCAGCGGCGCCCTGTTCCACGAGCTCGAACTGGTGGCGCTAACGGGCCGCGTGGCGTTGGGGCTGGACCCGCAGATCAGCACCAGCTACTCCTTCGACGGCTCGGCATGGGGGCAGGATCACTACATCAGGGCCGGGGCCATCGGCAACCGCACGAAACGCCTGGTGTGGCTACGGCAGGGCTCCATGCGCCACTGGCGTATGCAGCGGTTCCGGGGTGACAGTCAGGCGCACCTGTCGTTCGCCCGCCTGGAGGCGCAGATCGAGGCGCTGGCGTACTGATGGCCGCGTCCAAACTCAACCTCACGCGGGATCAACTCGCGTCGTTCCTGCAAGACCATGAACAGGTGCGGCAGTTCGAGCGCCTGTTCTCAAACGTGCGCGAACTGGAGCCCACCACGCTGGTGGATCTGGCCATCGCTGCGGGCACTGCCGATCAGAAGGCCACCGAGGCGCTGGACGCTGTGACCACACTGGCGCAGGACACCGCGCTGCAAGCCGAGGCCAAGGCGCAGCAGGCGCTGGACGCCGTTGAGCAGATGCGCACGGCGCTGGAACTGCTGACCACTGCGCCACCCCCGCGTGAGTTCAAACGGTCGCGCTACGGGTCTTTTTACAGCACCGCCACGCAAACCGCGACGACCATCAACACGGCCACCGGGGTAACGCTGAACACCACGGACCTGTCATCCGGCGTGTTCCTGAGCGGTTCCCCGCAGACGCGCATCAACGTGGACACGGACGGCATTTACAACCTGCAACTGTCTGTCCAGCTTGACAAGACCGCTGGCGGAACCGCAGAGTTCTACATCTGGTTTCGCAAGAATGGTGTGGACGTCACTGACTCTGCCAGTCAGATCAGAATACAGGGCAACAACGCCGAGATTTTCTCGGCCCTGAACTACTTTTTCAGCCTCAAAGCCGGCGATTACGTCGAGGTCATGTTTTCGGTGAGTGACCTGTCAGTGGAACTGCTGGCCGTGCCTGCCGCTGCCCCACATCCAGGCATCCCGTCCATCATCGTCACCGTGTCCAACAACATCCAGGGGTTCCAATGACCGTAACAGTCCGCGTCCTCGTCCCTTCCAAGCAACTGGAGGCCACGCAGACCACGCAATACACCGCCACCAACGCCAAGGCCATCATCGACAAGGCCACGGTGACGAACACCGACACGGTGAACCGCACGTTCAGCGTGAACCTCGTCACCTCGGGCGGATCGGCCGGTAATGCGAATCTCGTCATCGACGACCGCACCGTGGTGCCCGGTGAAACCTATTTGTGCCAGGAACTGGTGGGCCAGGCGCTGGAGTCCGGCGGGTTCATCTCCACCGTCGCCAGCAACGCCACGGCGCTGACGCTGCGGGTGTCTGGACGCGAAATCACCTGACGGGTATGATGCACGCGCCGAGTGTGTGGCTACCGGCGGCCTCCGAGGACGCCATGACCTATAGCCTGCGCACGCATTTCGACTCGCTGATGCTGCCCGCCGACGCTGCGGAGTGGCTACTCATGCTCTGGCAGAGCATCCAGGCGTTTGACGATTACGCCGATGGAGATCCCGTCGAGCGTGAGGTGCTCGACGCCCTGATCTGGAATACGCTGGTGGCCATGCCACGCAATGCGTTTTTCTCGCAGCACGCTGCCGATCTGGCGCCACTGCTGGGCTCGATGGTGCTGAAGTGGCAAGCCTCTGACCGCGTGGAGCGCGAAGGTAACGCATCGGCTCAATCCTACGTCTGGCGGGCCGGCTACTACGAACTGGTGCTGGCCGCCGTGCGTCTGTGCCACGGCCCTGTGGCGGCGGCGTCGGTGGCTCACAAGGTGCTGGGCATGTACGGCGAGAAGCTGGACGACTATCTGACCGAGTTCAACAAAGGAGGCAGCGATGCCTAATCCCGTAGTCGCGATTGCCGGGAGTTCCGTCCTCGGATCGATCACGCAGTCCCGTGCAGCCAGCAAGGCCGCAGGCGCACAGACGCAAGCCGCCGAGATGGGGATTGAGGAGCAGCGGCGTCAATTCGACGAGATGCAGAAGCTGCTGGCACCGTACACGCAGGCCGGACAACCAGCGTTGCAGGGCATGCAGAACCTCATCGGCCTAGGTGGCGCAGAGGCGCAGCAGCAGGCCATCGCAGGCATCGAGCAGAGCCCGCTGTTTCAGGCGCTGACACGGCAAGGCGAGGAAGCCATCCTGCAGCGTGCATCGGCCACTGGCGGGCTGCGTGGGGGCAACGTGCAGGCCGCGCTGGCGCAGTTCCGGCCGCAGATGCTCCAGCAGGCGCTGGAGCAGCAGTACAGCCGGCTCGGCGGCCTGACATCGCTGGGTCAGCAGTCTGCGGCTCGCGTGGGCACGGCAGGTATGAACACTGGCACCAACGTGGCCAATTTGCTGCAACAGCAGGGCGCAGCGCAGGCCGGCGGTGCGCTGGGGCGTGGCGCTGCGTTTGGTCAGTTGTTTCAGATTCCGGGGATGTTAGGCGGGTATCAGTTGCAGACCGGAAAGGACATTTTCGGTAGTCTGTTCGGCGGATCACCAGGTGCAGGAACCATCACCAGTGGATCAGGTATCACCGCTGGTCCGAGTGGTGGATCTGGTCTCTACGGTTTTGGAGGCTAAGTCATGGTCCAGCCGTTCAATTACGTCATCCCCCAGGCAGACCCGTTTGCGGGGGTGCTGCAGGGGCTGAAGCTGGGTGCTTCGATGCAGCAGATGGAGGCTGCGCGGGAGCAGCGGGCTGCACAGACTGACGCGCTTCGGCAAAAACTTGCAATGGAGCAAAAGGCTGTAGAACGAGCCGCTGCCAATGAGGCCGAGTTACAACAACTTCAAGCGGTTCCGTTTGAGGGGATGACGAGGCAGCAGCAGTTGCGATTGCTGCAACTCACTGAAAGCGAAGCCAGCAGGGCGTTCATCGCACGAGAACTGGAACGGACACCTGTTGAAGTGGTTGAGTCTGGTCTGCGTCGGGCTGGTAGCATTGTCAACGCTCTGAGGATGAACCCGGAGATCGGGATCAAGCGGCTGCGTGAGTCGGCGGAAGTTGAGAAAAACCCCGATAAGAAAAAGGCTTACGACGATGCTGCAAGCATTGCTGAACAAAACCCATTGCTCGCGGCAAGGATGATCCACGGATACATGGACTCAGTCGCTGCCAGTAATGAAAAGTTCAGACGGGTTCCCGACGCGGTGGTCAACTTCCTCGACCGTGCCGGTGCGCCGCTGTACCCCAAAGAGCCTGGGAAGCCGATGGTTGTTGCCCCCGGCGCGTCGGTGTTTCAGCCCGGCTCAACTACGGCGATGTTCACCGCGCCCGCAGCGCCAGAAACCAAAACGCCGACACAGAAAGATTACGAACGAGCCGTGGAGCAAGGCTTCAAAGGCACGATCTTTGACTACCAGCGTCAGTTGGCCGAGGCAAAACGCCCGCCGCCGCAGCCGCGTGAACCCCGGGAGCCGCCAGCGCCGATCCCTGTGGTTGACCCGGCCACTGGCCAAGTGAAGTATGTGCCGCGTGATCAAGCGGTCGGCATGACCCCGCCGCAGTTCATGGAGGGCCTGACACCTAAAGAGCGCCAGAAGCGCGAAGCGCTGTTCCCGAAAGCCAAGCAGGCGGTCGCCACGGTTGAAACTACGATGGGTGATCTTGTCGCGGACTTGGAAAATCTTGCTGCTCATCCCGGGCTTACTGGAATCACGGGCGTTGTCTACGGGCGCACCCCGAGTGTGACTCCCCAAGCTAGAGAAGCGCAGGCTTTGTACGACAAAATCGTGGCTCGCGGCGGCTTCTCGGAATTGCAAAACATGCGTGCGGCGTCCCCGACCGGGGGTGCTTTGGGTAACGTATCAAACGTAGAAGGCGCGCAACTCAAGCAAGCCTTCGCAGAAATTGGCCGGGAACAGGCTACAGAAAGCGTCAAAAAGGCGCTGTTGCGCGCGGCCGAGAACGCCAAACTTGTCAGGCAGCGAGCGCGGGAAGCGTTCGAAGACACTTACGAGTACCGGCAAAGCGGCGGCGCACGCCCTCCCGCACCTGCGCCCGCCGGTGGCGCTGTGTCTGTTACGTTGCCCGATGGTCGAACGGTGTCATTCCCGAGCCAGGCTGCTGCTGATCAGTTCAGGAGAGCCGCTGGGCTCTGACGACAATGGCAACGATTGATGACCTGATTAAGCGGTTTGGTGGCGCTGTTTCGCCCGCGCCTGCCCCGGCAGTCGATTTGGCCGCACTCGCGGCGCAGTATGGCGGCGCCATGCAACCCGCCACACCCCCCGGTGTGATCCCCGGTGCTGCACCTGGTCAAGTTGCACCGCCTGCACAACCTGCGCAAGTGCCGCTGACTCAGCGGGCGATCTCCTTCGTGCGCCCCACCGTCGAGGCGCTCGGTGCGGCCGGTGGCGCGGTTGTGGGGACACCGCTCGGGCCAGCGGGTGCAGTTGGTGGCGCTGGCCTCGGCTACGGACTGACCAAGGGTGGTCTTGATCTGCTGGAGACCGCGCTTGGCTATCGTCAAGGCCCTGCTACGGCCGGTGAGGCGCTGATCGGTGGTGCGCGGGATGTGGTGACGGGTGCTGCGTATGAGACAGCCGGTCGAGTGGCCGCACCCATCATCTCTGCTGCGCTTCAGAAGTTCGGCACCTCGGCTACCCGCGCTCTCGATGTCAAGGGACGACAGGCTACCAAGATCGCTCGCGCCGCAGCCGGTAGGGAAATCGATGCCATCCGCTCCGCGTTACGTGGTGCTGACCCCAGCGACCTGCCGTCTCAGGCCACTGCCAACATTGACCGCAAGGCGTGGCAGTCGCTGAATGAACTCGGTGCATCACTCGACGAGACGGATGTGATCCTGCGTCGGCAAAGTGAGGACCGACTGGCTGAACTGGCGCGATTGGCTCGCGGCGGCAACGAGACAGAAATCCGCAACGCCATTGACGAATCTCGGTCTGTCTTGAATCAACTCACCACGCCAATGCGTGAAACCGAGATGGCTGCTGCTAATCAGGCAGCGCAGACGATGGCTCGCCTGCAGCCACAGATCGCACAGCGTCAGCAGTCGATGGTGTCGGCGCTGCGGCAGGGGCAACCTGCACCCGTACCTGCGCCGCAACAAGGCGGCTTGATCAGAGGCACCGTGACAGGCGAGCCGTTGCAAGGTCAGTCGATGGTTGTGCCGGGAACGGAGGCAGCACGACTCAACACCCTCGCTGCTCAAGCGCAAGGGCCTCTGCGGCGACCGGATCAGATGATCGTTGCTGGTGAGCCGATTGACCGTTCTGCGACATTCCTGCGCAACCGTCTTGCCGCATCAGCCACTGAACAACAGGAAACCGCAGACATCTTCACTCGCCTCGCTGGTCAGCGTCGCGCCGAGCGTGATTTTCTTCAACGGCAGATGGGCAGTTTGGAAGACTACGGCCTGCGCCCGCTGAGCATCGACAACGTGACGGACGCGATTCGGGCGTCAATGACCGCGCCAGGCAAGCGCATGAGCAAGATCCACCAGCAAGTGATGGGTCAGTTGGATTCACAGCTTCGCTCTGCCGCCGCGCTGAATAACGGCGTAGTGGATGTGCGTGACCTCTACACCATCCGCAAAGAAGGCGTCAACGAGATCATCGACACCTTAATGGCCGGTCAAGATCCGAAGGTGAGCAAGAAGGTTGCCGCCGACGTATTGGCCATCGTTCGACCAGAAATCGACAATGCCATCGTTCGCGCGGGCGGCACTGAATGGAAGCAGTATCTGGACACTTTCTCAAAGGGTGCGAAAGACCTTGAGAAGCGCCAGATGGCTGCTGAGGCGTTCCGCATGTTCAAGGACTCTCCAGAAGAGTACGTCAAACTCGTCCGTGGTAACAACACCGCTGCTGTCGAGTCTGTCTTCGGCACAGGCAACTTCGACATCTTCAAGGAGATGGGTAAGGAGATGTCCACGCTCAACAAGGTGGCCTCCTACGTCGAGCGGCAAGGTGTCATTGCAGACAAGGCCAAGGGTGGACGCGAGGAACTGGTGCGACTGATCGACGCCAACAACTGGCGTCGCCGCCTACCCAACTGGTTCAATCCTGTGGTCACTGCTGCCAATCTGGCGCTGCGGGACGTCGAGAAGCGCATCAACGAGAAGACCCTCGACATCATTCGACAGGCCACCTTGTCCAACCAGTCAATGCTGGAGTTGCTTGAAGGACTGCCGCCCAGTGAGCGCAAAAAGCTCATGCGACTCGTCAACGGTTTGTCTGAAGGTGCCAAGACACAAGGCGCTCGCGCAGGCGTCACCGCCACAATGGCACCCGAACAGCCCGAACCCGCACAGTAACACCGCAGAATAACCCCAGGAGCCCCAACCATGACCGCGCTCTCCATCCAGCCCCCGTTCCCCATCTTCACCGACACGGACGGCCAGCCGCTGGAAAACGGCTACGTCTGGATCGGCACGGCGAACCAGAACCCGATCACGAACCCGATCACGGCCTATTGGGATGCGGCGCTCACGGTGCCTGCGGCCCAGCCTGTGCGCACGCTGAATGGCTATCCGGTGAATGCGGGCACGCCGGCGCGGCTGTATGTGAACTCGGATTACTCGATCCAGGTGCAGAACAAGAACGGCAGCGTGGTGTATTCGGCGCCTGCGGCTACGGAGCGGCTGAGCGCTGATCTGGTGACGTTCATTCAGGCTGGCACTGGGGCGGTGCAGCGCACGGCGCAGGCGAAGATGCGCGACATCGTGTCGGTGAAGGACTTCGGCGCCGTGGGCGACGGCGTGGCCGACGATACGGCGGCTATTCAGGCGGCGATTACTTACGCCAAGACGCTATCCCGCCCGAGGCTGGTCGTGGACGCTGGAATTTATCTCATCTCCTCGACGCTGACTTTTGACCTGCCCAACTATTCGACCATGGAGTTTATTGGCGAAATTGTCACGGCAGGTGGCAATCCGGCAGTAAGAATTGGCAGCACTTCTACAAATTACTTCGGCTATTTTGTAACTGGCGTGAAGGTGCGCCGAACAACAAACGACACTTCTAGCGGCTCGGTTGGCGTACAGCTTCGGAACATAGTTGCTTCATACGTTGACATTCGTCAAGTCACTGGATTCCAAGATGGCGTGCTTTGCTTTGCCGATCAAGGCAACGGCGGCGTCAGCTACAACGAGATCCATTTGGGATTCTTGCACGACAACCGCTATAACCTGCATTTGCAAGCGTCTGGTGTCGGGTATGTAAACGAGAACCTATTTTTTGGAGGAACGTACAACCACAGCAGCGGCTATCCTGCGGTGATTACGGCCAACATCTGGATTGACTACGCGACATATCGCAACAACAACAATCGTTTCTATTCGCCGTCATTAGAGGACAACTCAACTCTGGCTATTGCCGCCATCATCAATGGCGACAACAATCTAATCGTCCATCCGCGCATGGAGCGCACGGTTAGCCAAAGCACCTATCAAATCCAGTTCACTGCAAACTCATCTGAAAATCAGATCATTGGCGCTGGATTTACGACGGTGCCGACTAATATCAGCGACGTTGGCAGTGGCAACTGTTACGAAACCCGACAAGGCGTATTCATTCAAAAGCAAGCGACTGCCGGGGCCGGAAACGGGGTCATGCGGTTACGCGGTACTGTTACAGATAGCGCCCGCGTAATCGCTGTTGAGGGTACATCCGGCACTGCCAATGCGTACATACAAGGTGATGGACTTATAGTTTCCAGCGCTCGTGGATATTTTGAGACTGGCGTCCGCTTCTCGACCAGTAGCGGAACGCTGAATGACTTTGGAATCTACGTCGGTTCTGGCACCCCGGAAGGCGTTGTAGCTGCAGACCCAGGGTCGTTGTATCTGAACAAATCCGGCGGCGCCGGGACGTCTCTGTACGTCAAGCAGTCAGGTAGCGGAAATACGGGATGGGCTGGTAAGTGACCCCCCGCCCCGCACCCCACATCATCCGCTGGTTCCTGCGAACATGATCGCCCGCGACAAGATCCTCCACCTCGCCCTCGGCTGCCTCGCCGCCGCCGTGGCCTACCTCGCCCTGATCGTCCACTCGACCTTCGGCCTCGGCCCCATGCTGGCCTTCATCACCACCGTCGTCGGCATCGGCTACGAGGCCCAGCAGCGCTTCCGCCGCGAAGGCCAGGTTGAGGCCCTCGACGCCATCGCAACCGCCGCGCCAGGCTGGCTGGCCTGGGGCATTCTCTGGATATATCCAAAACTCTCAGCGTAATGAGGCTGAACGATGACGAACTACGGCGGCCCTGAGCGGCGCAAGGGTGGTATCACCGAGGACCGAGTGCAAGTGCTGATCCAGGAGGCTGTGAGCAAGGCCCTGGCGGCGCATGAGCAGCACCTGACTACGCACATGGACAACCAGTTCAGGGCGCTGCGGCAATCGTTTGCAGATGCCTTCCCCGGCGGCGACCCGCACGGGCACCGCATCGCGCATGAGAAGGCGATTGCGAACGCAAGCTGGTGGGACAAGGCCAAGAGCGATGCGCTCTCGAAAGTCACGGCCGCCGGGCTTTGGGCCATCGTGGTGTTCCTGGCTGTGGCGGCCTGGGAGCACATCAAGTCGGAGGCCAAGAAATGAACCCCTTGATCCTCGGGCCGATCCTGGAAGTCGGCAAGACGCTGCTAGACCGCTTCATCCCTGACCCGGAGGCCAAGCGCCAGGCCGAGATGGAACTGGTTCGGATGGCCGCCGAGGGCGAACTGAAGCAGACCATCGCGCAACTGGAGATCAACGCCCGTGAGGCCTCTCACGCATCGGTGTTCGTGGCCGGCTGGCGGCCCGCGTTCGGCTGGTGCGGTGCGCTCGGGTTCCTCTACGCCACCATCATCCAGCCGCTGCTGGCCTGGGGCGCTGCCGTGAAGGGCTGGCCTGCACCCCCTGCGCTGAACCTCGATCTGCTGTGGGTGGTGGTGACGGGCCTGCTGGGCATTGGCGGGCTCAGGACTTTCGAGAAGACCAAGGGAGTGACCAAGTGAACTGGTCCGACTACCACAACTTCACCGAAGCCGAGTTCCGTTGCCGGCACTGCGGCAAGCAGGAAATGAAGCCCGAGTTCATGGGCCGGCTTCAGGCGCTGCGGGATGTCTACAAGCGGCCCATGACGATTACGTCAGGTTATCGCTGTCCTGATCACCCGGTGGAGAAGGCCAAGGCCACGCCGGGCATGCACTCGACGGGCCTAGCCTGCGACATCGGGGTGCAGGGCGCAGAGGCCCACGAGGTCATGCGCCTGGCCATGCACCTCGGGTTTACCGGCATTGGCGTGCAGCAGAAGGGCGCGGGGCGGTTCATCCACCTTGATCTGCGGTCCACGCCGACGGTGTGGTCGTACTAGGGCGCAAAGATCATCACCAGAACGCCAAGGCCGGCCACGATTGCACTGGCAACGCAGAGAGCGGCGATGACCTCGCCCTCCCAGAACTTGGCTCCGTAGAAGTCGGGGTCATCCTGGCCCAGCTCGGTGCAGGGCTCGGCGGCTTCGGGGTAACGACCCTGCTGGTCGCAGCCGTGGGGGATGCGTGGGTGTTTCATCTTCCAATCTCCTTGAACAGCAACGGGCCGGCGGTGTAGACCCACCGGAACTTGGTTCTCGCTGTCGGGTCGGCGCGCTTGGTGCGGGTGACCCAGCCTGATTGCTCAGCGTACTTCAGCGAGGCGCTCACATTGTTGGGCTTCATGTCCCACTTGATGCCGACGTCGTGGGTTGTCAATTCCTCGTCGGGGTTGCGGGCGAAGAAGACGGCGACGTGGGTGACGATGCTCATGGGTTGCCCCTCGCTCTGATTGCTGCGGCGCAACTTTGGCCTATGCCGACGCCAACCAAAACGTCGTCAACGGTATGCGCGTCACACACCTTAGCGCAGGCTTCTCGTTCGGAGGCAACAGCATCTGCCACCAGCTTCATGGCCTTCTCCCACATCTCATCCCGCAACGCAGCGGCGACAAGGGCGGCGAAGCGTTCGTGGAATAGGTCGAGGTCAAAGGTGTTCGGTGGCAGTTCTTTCATGGTTTGCTCTCGCGCCTCCCGCACCATCTCGGTGATGTCATCCTTGGTCATACCTTACCCTCCGGCTGCTCCCGCTTCTGCTCCATCGCAGCCCACCAACCCGCGCAGTAGGCGATCTTCTCGGCCTCGGTCTGGGCTTCTGGTGGGGGCTTCTGCTGCTCCAGCGCGGCGCGGAGGTTAATCAACACTTGGGCATGGTGCGACACCAGCAGACCGGACTCCAACACCTCCAGCGCCTGCTGGGCAGCGGTTCTTAGGTCACTCATTGCGCCTCTCCCGCCAGTTCCAGCTGCGCCCGCAGCCGGTCAATCCGCGTCTCGTGATAGCTGACCATCGCCGTGGCGTAATCACGCCCGGTCTGCGCCTCAAGCAGGCCGCGCCTGGCCTGGTCCAACTCGCGGGCGATCAACTCCTCGGGGCTCGGGGTGCGAAAAGGATTCGGGATGCGGATCATTGGGGGACTCCTGTTGCAAAAAGTGCTTGCATCGTATGAGCATTGTGATACGATGTCAAGCATGAACAAGCGAACCACTTTCCTCACTGTGCGTCTGCCTCAGCAGACACACCAAGCGTTCCGCGCCAAGGCCGAGAAGTACGGAGGTATTTCAGAGGTCTTGCGCGAACTGGTCGATGCGTTCATCGAGGATCGCATCACCATCACCCCACCTGCAACCCCGAAGAAGGAGTCACTGTATGTCGCTCGAAGCCAAAATTGAAGACCTGACCAACGCGATCAACGCTCTGGTCGCTGCGATGGGCGCTCGCCCTGTCGTCGCACCCGCGGCCGCCCCTGCAGCTCCGCTGGATCTGCGCACCCTTGTCGTGGCTGCAGCCCCGGTCGCCCCCACCCCTGTCGTGCCTGCGATGCCCGCACCACCCGTGTTCGCGCCGCCTGCACCCGTGGCACCGGCCGCCACGCTGCCCAAGGCACCGTTCACCGATCAGAAAAGTCTGATCGACTACGTGATGTCGTCCTACAAGGCGCTCGGCGTGGCCAAGGGTGCACAGATCCAGCAGGTTCTGGTTGCGCTCGGGCACCAGAACATCAACGATGTCAAGCCCGAGAACTACGACGCCCTGTTCGCAGGTGTGGAAGCGCTCAAGTGAGCACCGCGCACGCCAACCTGTCGCCCTCCAAGCGGCACCGCTGGGCCGCGTGCCCGGGCAGTGTGCGCGAGGAGGCCGCCTACCCCGATGAGCGCAGCGGCGCTGCGGCCATCGACGGCACCCACTCGCACACGCTGCTGGAGCACTGCGTCAAAGCCGGCGCGGCCGACCCCTCGCCAATGGTCGGCATCAAGATGAAGGATGACGATGGTGAGTTCATCGTCGATGGCGACCGGGCAGCGAGGGTCAAGGTCGCCATCGACTACATCAAGCAGCGCCACGTCGAGTCGCTGGGCATCGCTCAGTTGATCGCCGAGCAGCGCGTCGATCCGCAGTGGCTGCTGAGTCGGGACGATCTCTCGGGCACCGTTGACGTGCAGATCCACGATGTGCTGCATGGGGTGCTGGAGATCATCGACTACAAGGACGGGATGAACGACGCCTGGGACTCGGCGATCCTGCAGATGGAGCAGTACGCCGTCGGTGCACTGGCCGGGTTCAAGATTGCCAAGCCCAACCCGTACCCGTTCAAGACCGTGCGCATGACGGTCATCCAGCCGAAACTGGCGCTGCGTGGTGGCCAGGCGATCAGGTCTGTGGACTACCCTGTGGAGAAGGTGGTCGATGAGGTGGCTCGCACCATCGTCATCGAGGCGGCGGCCACGGACAGACCCGACGCGCCCCTGGTGCCTGGTGAGAAGCAGTGCAAGTATTGCCGCGCCAAGGGCGGCTGCGCGGCACTCAGCACCAAGGCGCTGGAGGTCGTGGACACGATGGACATCACGGCCAGCGCGGCCGAGAAGGATCCGACCAAGATGACGGACGAGCAGATCGTCCAGATCATGGAGGCGGCACCGCTGCTGCGTCAGATGCTCGAAGGCGTAGAGAAGGAAGCCCAGACCCGCATGGAGCGCGGCGCGGACATCCCCGGCCTGAAGATGGTCAACGGCAAGGGACACCGCGCCTGGAGGCTGTCTGACGAGGAGATGGCCGAGCGCCTGCGCAAGATGGGCATCCCCAAGGAGTCGGTCTACAAGACGACGCTGGTGTCCCCAGCACAGGCTGAGAAGCTGCGCTGGAAGAAGCGCGATGGCACCGATGTGCAACTGACCGAGCGTCAACTGAAGACACTCGAAACCGAGTACGTGGTGAAGACGATGGGTAAGCCGGTGGTCGCTCTGGCCGCTGACTCGCGCACCGCGATCACCACCAACGCTGCGCCGTTGTTCAGCGCAGTGCAATCCGAAGTGCCGGTCGAACTGCCGGCGTGGTTATCGTGAATTAGGAGTTTGAAATGTCACTTGTGTACTTTTCCAATGTTCGTTGCTCCTTTCCCAGTTTGGTCGAACCTTTCAAGAGCCAGAAGTTCCCAGGCTCACCCCCGATGTTCTCGATGGACATCATCGACATTGACCCGAGCCATCCTCAGATCAAGGAGTTCATGGCTAAATACTCTCAGTTGGCTCTGCAGGCATGGAAGGAACACGCTGGGCCGGTAATGCAGTCCATCCAGAATGACAAGCGTGCTCGATGCTTCGGTATGGGGCCTGAGAAGGTGAACGAGCAGACGTTCAAGCCCCTTGAAGGTTACGGTCAAGGCGTTTGGATCAATGCGAAGAACAAGGTGCGTCCGCAGATGATTCGTGCCGACGCGAACCAAGCAACCACCGATATGGAATCGTTGGAGTTGGCTCGCAAGATTTACGGCGGCTGCCGTGTCAACGTGGCTTTGAAGCCCTGGCTCAGAACCACCAATAGGGGCGTGAGTTGTGAACTGGTAGCCGTGCAGTTCGCTGGTGACGACAAGGCGTTCGGCGAGGGCGCCGTGGATGCGTCGGGCATGTTCGGCGCTGTGGCCGGCGCTGCTGCATCGGCACCGTCGTTCCTGCAGCCCGCTGCGGCGCAGATGCCCCTGCCTCCGTTCATGAGCGCACAGTGAACGACTGGGTGTACGACTGCGAGACGTTCCCCAACGTCTTCACGCTGTCCGCGATGCACGTCGAGGCACCCGTCAAGTTGATGTTCGAGATCAGCGAGTGGCGCAACGAGTCCCGGCAGATTGTCGAGTTCGTGCGCTACCTCGCTGATCGCAACGCCCGCATGGCAGGCTTCAACAACATCGGCTTCGACTACCCCATCCTGCACACCCTGATGCAGATGGGGCAGTCTGACGCGCAGACGCTGTACCGCAAGGCGCAGGCCATCATCGAGCGCCAGGACGATGATGACCGCTGGCTGCACACGGTCAAACCTACCGACCGCATCGTGGAGCAGATCGACCTCTACAAGATCCACCACTTCGACAACAAGGCCCGCGCCACCAGTCTCAAGGCGCTGGAGTTCAACCTGCGCATGGACACCATCGAGGACTTGCCGTTCAAGGTAGGCACCACGCTGACCCGTGACCAGGTGGACGTGCTCAAGCGCTACAACGAGCACGACGTCGAGGCCACGCGGCTCTTCTACCACCTGACCACGGACATGCTGCGGTTCCGCGAAGACCTCACGATCAAGTACCCGGGCAAGGACTGGCTGAACTTCAACGACACCAAGATCGGCAAGGAGTACTTCACGCTGCGCCTAGAGCAGGCCGGCGTCTCCTGCTACGACTTCGGCCCCGATGGACGCACGCCGCGGCAGACCCCTCGCCCGGTGATCCACCTCAAGGACGCCATCCTGCCGTGGATCACGTTCCAGCAGCCCGAGTTCATCCGGGTGCTGAACTGGCTCAAGGCGCAGACGATCACCGAGACGAAGGGCGTCTTCACGGATCTCACGGCCACGGTCGACGGGTTCACGTTCGTCTTCGGCCTGGGCGGCATCCACGGCTCGCTGGAGAACGTGGTGGTGGAGTCTGACGACGAGCACGTCATCATCGACCTCGACGTCACCAGCTACTACCCGAACCTGGCCATCACCAACGAGTTCTACCCAGAGCACCTGGGCAAGGACTTCGTAGCGATCTACAGCAACCTGTTCGAGCAGCGCAAGCAGTACCCCAAGAAGAGCAGCGAGAGCGCCATGCTCAAGTTGGCCCTGAACGGCGTGTACGGCGACAGCAACAACAAGTTCAGCGTGTTCTACGACCCGCTGTTCACCATGAGCATCACGCTCAACGGGCAACTGCTGCTGTGCCTGCTGGCCGAGCGACTGATGGAGATCGGCGGGTTGTCGCTGGTGCAGATCAACACCGACGGCGTCACGGTGCGCGTGCCCCGCGCCAACATGTACTTTGTGGACAAGACGTGCGCATGGTGGATGCACATGACCGGGCTGAACCTGGAGCAGGTGCGCTACCGGCGCATGTACCTGCGCGACGTGAACAACTACATCGGGCAGTACGAGGATGGCTCCGTCAAGCGCAAGGGCGCCTACGAGTGGAACATCGGCTGGCACCAGAACGCAGGCGGCCTGGTGATCCCCAAGGTGGCCGAGAAGGTGCTGGTGGACGGCGCACCGATCCGCGAGACGGTGGAGAACTGGCCGCACCTGCACGACTTCATGCTGCGCATCAAGGTGCCGCGCTCCAGCTACCTGCAGTGGGGTGACCACCAGGCGCAGAACACCACCCGGTACTACGTGGCCAAGGGCGGCAAGCCGCTGACCAAGTGGATGCCGCCGCTCAAGGGCAAGACCGACTGGCGCAAGTTCGCCGTGGAGAGTGGGTGGAACGTGCAGGTGTGCAACGACATCAAGGACGTTGGCCCTGAGATCAACTTCGACTACTACGTCAACGAGATCGAGAAACTGACATTGGGGTTGGCATGACCGACTTTGCAACCTGGGATCGAGAAACGCTCAACGCCTACGCCCAGGCTGCGAGGGACGAGATCGAGGCGCTGAAGGAAGAACTGCGCGTTGCCATTGACGCATACCGGAAACTGATCGTGGAACAGGAGAAACGAGATGCTTGAGAAGAACATCGAGGCGAAGGTCTGCGGCTACGCCCGTGAGCGCGGGCTGCTGGCCTACAAGTTCACATCGCCAGCGCACGCTGCGGTGCCTGACCGGCTGTTCGTGCTGCCCAACGGGC